TTATGCGGGCTGCGAGGGAGTTTGGCGTAATGGTGGCGTGCGCCGCCCGTCGGGTGCCTGCCGGCGAGATTCAATCCATTCGAGGATTTCGGCCCGATCGTAGAGCTTTCTGCCCCCGATTCTAAACGGCCGCGGGAAGTCCGCACGCTCGCAAACCCGGTCGCGCACGTGCGCCGGGTTCATGCCGCCGAGCAGTTCGGCGATCTTGTTGGTGTCGATCAGGTCGCGTTCGGTCATGACCGTGATACCTCGTCAGGTTGGATTTGCAGGACGCGCGCGGCGACCGCGTTGCGGATGGCGGGCATGTCGCTGAGCGCCCAATAGACGCCCAGCAGCGTGCGCTGGACAGGCTGGATACCCAACGCCAGCAGCGAGTCCACGGACGGCCTCAGGCCCAGCCGCTCGCCGACTTCAGTGGTGGTCAGCACGGGCATCCCGCGCTGGAGTTCTACTTTCTCCCGTCGCATCATTGCTCCTTCGGCGCCGCGGCCGGTGCTTGGTGTTGGGCTGCGTGTGCCATTACTGCTCCTTGTTGTCGGTGGCGCGCCGCAAAGCGCGAAGGATGAACCTTGCCAGCCGCTTGTGGACGCGCATTAGGCGCTCGTCGCTGCTCCAGTGAAAGCCGGGGTGGTAGCAATGGCCGTCTTCATATTCCGCGTGCTCGGTCGGGTATCTGTCCTGGATCATCGCGGCGGCTTCTGCTTTCGCCGCCGACCGGGGATTGAGATACGTGCGGCCGCGCGTGGGAGCTCGGTATGCCGTGCGGAAAGTCTGTTCAATCCTGGCCATTTGCGCCTCCGTCCTTGTGGTCATTTGCAGCCACAAAAGCCGCGGCCCGCATCAGGTCGCCGTAGGTGAACTTGGCCTCGCCGCCGCTATAGAAATCGGCCCAGGTGGGGCGGAAGTCGTCGGGACAGCCAAGGCCCTCCCACTCGGCAAGCTCGGCAGCGAATGGGCGCAAAAGGTCTACGGCGAGCGACAGTTTCCCCTTCAGTCGCTCGATCTTCTGGTTCATGTCAGCCATGTCGGCCTCCGTCCTTGTGGTCGGGGTGGGCCTGGGCAGCTCCAATTTCCGCAGCCGCCAGCACAATCGCTCTCCGCACGCCGATGAACTCGCCCTGGTCTTCGGCCAGGAATGGCACTTCTATAGTGCTGGTGCACATGGGGTGTTCAGCGTGGGCTATGGCCCGGTCTGTCTTACGCTGAACTGTCATGTACAGGCGAACAGCAAGGCGGATGGCAGCTGCGTCGTCTTCCAAGGGATTCCAGCCTCTGCGAACCATTTCCATGTGCTGGTCGGGGATGCTGGTTCGTCCAAGTGCTGCGCGGGCCGCCAGCTCCAGCAATTCGCGGTCACTCTGCATCGCTGCCTCCGTTCTTCTGCGCGCCCGGTTGCGCGGACAGGGCAGCGCGGGTCACGTACTCCTGCCGAAGCATCGGGCCGGAATATCCTTCGCCGTGGATGATCTCGGCAAAGTCAAGACGATGGCCGGCGGCTTCCAGCGCGCGGATTTCCTCGTTGGCCTTCACGAGCGCTGCAAATTCGTCGCCGCGATAAAGCACGGCAAATTCTCCCGCGCCGTCGGCGCCGATGGTTTGGCCGTGTACACCAGATCTGCCCTTGCTCCTGTAGACCAAGACAGCGACCACGTCCCCGGCGCGCTGCTGGCGCACCGCCTCGCTGGCCTGGGGCGCGGCATGCTCATACAGCGGCGTCCAGCCATCGGTTTCCGGCTCGGTGTCCGTCCACTCGGTGATATCGGTCTTGCGGAACCACGCCACCGGCTGCGCCTCCCCGGCTACAGGGGCGCTTGCCAGCGCGGCGCGGCGGTGCATTTCGTCGTACATGAACTCAGCGGCGTTCCATGTGGTAGCGCCGGGGATGCGGTTGCACAGGCCAACCACTTCGCTGATAGTGGCGTTACGGTCCCGCTCATCGGCTACAGGGGCGCGCAGCTTGGACAGCAGGGCGTAGGCGTGGTCGAATCCGGCCTCGAAAAGTTTTACGTTGTCCGGGGTCTTTAGCCACATCCTGTTCCAGAAATACTCTTCGATCGCTTCGTTACGCACAGCTTCATGCGCCGGGGCTGGGGTGTTGTTAGACATGGAGAACTCCAAAGGCAGCAACAGCCGCCCAGACGATTTTGCAGAGCAGGTGGATTGCCTGATCAGTGTTCAGGCCAATCCGCTTTTCGCATTTCAGCCAGTCGGTGACGGCGTGAATGATGACCTCGGCAATAGCCAGGGGCAGAAGTCCGGTAATCAGCAGGACCGCGCCGCCATGGATCATGGAATGGGCGAAGAGGGCGTGCGGCCAGAACATCTTGCCAAGCTTGGTGTTGCGGTCCTTGGCGCGGGCCAGGAAATCGCCTTGCAGCGGGTAGTCGCAGAGCGCGTGGGCGACGACGAGCAGGAAGATCATTTCGGCCATGTCTACCCCTCCTGCTGCTGAGAGGCTGCAATCTCGCCGGGTATTGCGCGGATTCGATCAGACAGCCCGCGCAGGATCTCGACGGCTTCCGGCGGCGTGAAGACGTAGGTCTTGCCGTCCACCTCAACCGGTGCCGGAAGCGTCAGGTTGTGGATGCCAACCAGAATCGCGATTAGGCGCTCGTTCTTGGCGCGCTCGTAGTCGCGCTCAAGGCGATACATTTCCGTCCGGCGCAGCGCATCGCCAGCAGCGGGGTCGGCAACGGAAGCGCGGGCTTTCCAGGCTTCCCACGCGCAATGGCGTGCGATGTCGAACCGGCCGCTTTGCGGGTCATCGACCATTTCGCAGCCAGCCATCCCCCACGCTTCAAACGCTACCTGCTCGTCCTTCGCATCGTCCTGTGCGCTGGCGGGAGGGGGGCAATCCGGGCACGGCTGGGCGTTCAAGACGTTGCCGACCGCGCCCTGGTCATTGCAGGTAAGGCAGGGAGGCACCGGCATGGGTTGCCAGTGAGAAGGGTTGACCGGCCAGCAATTTGGCTCGTCATCTGCTTCGACGGCTGTTTCAAACCACCCTGCCTCGACCCCATCCGGGTCTTCCCATTCCCGGCCGATGTATTCAGCAGACATCCACTGTCCGCGAACCGTGCGCCACTTTCCGTGCGAGTTCCAGTACCCGAGCAGCAGCGTGCGCCCTGTCTTCGGCGCAGAGGCGATATCTAGCCAGCCATCAATAGCCGGCGCACCAGGGGCGGCATCCACCAAGCAGTTCCAGACTTGCTCGATGGACGCGCCCTTGCCATCGTAGGCACCAGCGGCCATTTCGTCATCCAGCTTGTTGACGGCAGCCCACATCTCGGGCGTCGGCTCAACCGGGACCAACTTCCATTGTTGTGTCATTTGTTCACGCTCCGGTGGCGCGCGCGGCGTCGAGCTCGGCGCGGATCTGGGTTTGCAGAAGAAGGTCGGTTTGGTCGTCCGGGTCAGCGGTGGCCATGGCGCGGCGCAGGGCGGGCATGGTGGTGGCCAGGCCTGCCATCGTCTCGGCGCGGATCGGCACCAGGTACTTCAGGGCGATGTGCAGCTCGCGCAGCGGCTCCAGGGGCAGCGCGCGGCCGTGCCGGGTGCACCACATTTCGAAATGCCAGATAACGCCCTCGATTGCGCCGGCGGACTCGTACCACTTGCCGTCGCCCGCGCGGAATTGCGGGATGCCCTTGGCGTCGGTGTGGACCGTGCCGTCGCGGTTGATCTGGTCGATGATGGCTTCAAGAGGGCGCAGCACCAGGTCGGTGGCGACGAGCATGGGCGCGCGGACGGCGCGCGGACGGTACTGCTTGCGGCGGGGCTTGCGGGCGTGGGTCATGGTCAACGGCCTTTCAGATGGTCAGCGAGCAGACGCGCAAGGGCTTTAGCGATAGGCCCGTGCAATGTGGCGGCGAGTTCATCGCGGTGCATCTGTGCGAAGTCGCGCTCGTCGATCACATACGCCGCGTGGCCGTCATCAAGCTTCACGTAGAAGTGCAGGGCGGGACGGTAGTCCTGATATTCCAGGCCGGCCAGGAGCTGACGCATCTGGATGACCTTCATGTCGAGCGTCAGCGGCATCGGCTCGTCGATGCGGCAGGGCACTGCCATCACAAAGTCGCCGCCCAGCGGATGCGGATGATTGCCGCGCATGACGGGAGGCAGCGCCACGTCGTGCCCCAGCACGGACCGCGCATGGTCGATCACGTCTTCGGCAGACCGTAGATCGCCGCGGATGTGCGCGAGCAGCTGTTGTTCCCTGGCGTAAGCGGACTCCAGCTGCGCGATGCGTTCCCGCGCGCGCCGTTTCTGGTTCCGTCCGTAGCGTTTGCTCATGGTCTTCTCGTTATCAGGTGGCCGGGCACCGGCAGCGGTGCGGGGGGGGTGGGGGAGGGAGTCCCGCCGCCGGGCCGGCCGAAAGGGGTTATTGGTCCAGGCCCAGCGAGCCCTGCTTTTCCTCGGGCGGTACCACCGTCAGCGTGGTTTCGCGGCCCAGTATCAGGGTCAGCCGGCCGTTTTCTTCGCCCGTCGGCTTGCCGCGCACGCGCCAGCCCAGGATGATCGTGCCGCCTTCCATCGGATCCACGAAGAAGCGATCAACGATGGCCTCGGCGATCACGATGTCGGTGGACTTGCCGTTCGACTCGCCGACGCCGTAGTGCACGGTGACCTCGGCGCCGATGATTTCCTTCTTGATGCGCTGGCGGCCCAGCTCGGGAAAGCGCAGCACGGTCAGGCCCGGTTCCGATCCGTCCGTGGTCTGCTGGTCGCCCTTCTTGTAGAGCAGCGAGCGCATGTCGGGCGCCAGCAGCGCCAGCGAGTCGTTGCCCATGCGGGCCTGGAAGAACAGGTCGATGTCCGGCAAGGGGTTCTCGTCCTGCAGTTCCGCGCGGATGCGCATGTTGGTGAAGGTCACGCTCTGGCGGTCAAGCTGGAAGTTCGTTTGCATGCTCGGGTTGCTCCAGGTGGGGAAATAAGGCGGGCGGCGCCGGGGATGCCTCCGTTGGTGAGGCGCCGCCCTGGGGAGATCAGGCGGCCTTGCGGCGCAGGGTGTCGACCATCGCGCGCAGCTCGGCTTCGAACTGCAGCAGCCCGGTCAGGAGGGTCTTGATGTAGGCGTCGTCCCGCGGGATGCGCTGCACGTACAGGCGCCAGGGTTCGGTCATGCGCGGGTCGTAGCTGATGAAGTCCCACCACTGGCGGCCGGTCACGAGCATGTTTCCCTGCACCTGGGCAACGTGGTCTTTCGGCATTCCCTCCAGCCAGGTCTGGATATGCACCTGTTCGTCGTGCGGGCACTTCATTTCGATGCCGCCGTCCGTGCCGATGAGGCCGTCCGGGCTGGCACCGATGAACGTGTGCACGGGGTGCAGCACGAAGCCGCTATCCTCAACCAGCGCGCCGGTGTCGACCATGTAGGCCTCCTTGGCGGCATCTTCCAGGTCACGGCCCCAGGAAAGGGATTTCGCGCCGACCTCGCGCTTAGGGATGCCGGCCAGTCGCTCGAATGCCAGCGTGCGCATCAGGCGGGTGCGCTCCAGGGTCGGTTCAGGAACCTTCACCTGGCCCTTTCGCGGTCCGGTCTTGTAGACGCCCTCGCCGGGGGTGATGGAGATCGCGGCGCCGAAGTTGCTGGCCGTGATCTTGCCGGCGCGCTCCTGACGCCATTCCTCGGTTCGTTGTTCGGCGGGCGCATTCATTCGTCAACTCCATCGAAGGGGTTGTCGTCGGTGGCTTGCGTGGCTGCCGCGCCGTCCTGCTGCACCGGCGCCGGCGTGGCGTCTTCGGCGGCAGCCAGGGCTTTGAGGCGCTTGATCTCTGCGGCTCCCACAGCGGCGCGCTCGTCCTTGGTCAACCCCTTCCAGGCGCTCTCAAGGTCGGCGATGCGCTTCTCCGCTGGGTCGTCACTGCGCGCGATCATTTCCAAGTCGCGCACAACCTGTTCGCGGTCCACCTCGGCGGCCGGCTGCGGCTTGGCCTGCTCGGCGAACTGCTGCGCCGTGCGCGGCACCTGCTGCGCGGCGCCCATGTCCTTCTCGACAATGGCTTCGGCCTCGTCGCGGTCGTAGATGCCCGTGAAGCCAAAGGCCAAGCGGCCGCACTGCATGAACGCCTTGTGGCGCAGCATGCGGCGCGGGTGCGACTTCCAGGGCTGCGTCTCGCGCTTGCACTCGGCCAGATACTCGGTGACGCGCGTCGGGTGCTCGCGGTCCTTGCGGTAGATCGTGCACGTCACCTTGCTGCCGTCGTCGGCGATATCGAACTCGGCTCCGTTGAACTGCGGATGGTCGTTCACGATGCGCGCCCAGCCGTCGACGCCCACCACCGGCACGATGCTGCCCTTGTCCGGGAATGCGTAGATTTCCTTGACCCAGGGATTCAGGCCGTACTGGTTGGCGACGACCAGCAGCGCGCCCATCTGCGCGTCGGACACGTCGCCCTTGAAGGCGGTCTTCTTGAGGACGTCGATGATTTCCGGGTTGGCGTCCATGCCGAAGCGCTCGGCGAGTTTCGTGGCCAGGGAGGAAGTGAAGTTGCTGACGGTAAGGGCGGCTGCCATGTGGTTCTCCTTGCCCGAGACTCGGCCGGGCGTATAGGGGTGGTTATTCGGTGATCTGCTCGACGCTCGCGGCGTCGAATTCCGTGAGCCAGGCGACGGCGACCTGCACGTCGACGCCGAAATGCTCGGCGACGGCATGGGCGATGGCGGTGGCGCCCGGGCCATCCTTCTCGAAGTTCTCGCGCTCGCGGCGCGCGGCTTCTTCCTGGCGCGCACGTTCGGCCCGCTCGGCTTCGGCGCGCGCGGCGGCTTGCTTTTCCTGCTGCTCGCGGGCCGCGGCTTCCGCCTTTTCCTGCTCAACGCGGCGCGCGGCGGCCTGCTGCTCTTCGAACTCGCGGCGCTGGCGGTCGATTTCTTCCTGCTGGGCGCGCAGCGCGGCCGCCGCCTCATCCTGCTGGCTCTTGAGCGCCGCGGCTGCTTCGGCATCCTTGCGGGCCTGCTCGGCGCGCGCGGCTTCCTGGCGGGCGTTCTCGGCCTCGCGCTCGGCCTGCAGGCGGCGCTGCTGCTCTTCCAGCTCCGCGCGCTCCTTCGCCAGGCGCTCGTCTTCTGCCTTGCGGGCGGCGGCGGCAGCCGCTTCCTGCTCCTGGCGCTGGCGCTCGAGCTCGGCGCGCTCAGCGGCCAGGCGGGCGGCTTCCTGTTCCTGTGCCAGCGCGGCCCCGTGCATCTGGTCCAGCTTAGCGACGACTTCGGCGTGCAACTGCATGGCCTCGCCGGCGCGGTGTTCGTACAGTTCGGTGGTCAACGGAAACTCGGCCAGCGTGTCGCGCATGGCGGCGATCTCCGCCGACGGCAGGCCGGCCGCGCTGGTGGCGAATGCGCGGATATGGTCCAGGCGCTCCTGGATCGCCTGCTGACGCGCCAGCTCGGCCGCTTCCTTCGCCGCCTTGATTTCGGCCTTGCGCGCCTCTTCCGCCTTGATCTGGGCGTCGATCGGCTCTTCGATGGCCTTCACCTCATCCTTGATCTTGGCCAGGATGGCGCGCATTTCGCGCTGCTTCGCCAGCATCGGCTTGTTCCAGCCCTCGTAGGCGGCGTCTGCCGACGTGCGAATGGTGACGCAGCGCGAGCGCGCCGCGCGCGCTGCCTTGTCGCCGGCCGTGGTAGTGACGTCGAACTGCACGCCGGCCAGTTCCTTGCGCAGCTCGGCCAGGCCCTTATGCACGGGGTTGAATTCGGCGAGCGCGGCGGGCGCGTCCAGCACTTCGTCTGCAACTGTGGTCATGGTGGTGGTCTCTCAGGGTTGGCGGGCGGCAACCGCAGTCTTGCGGCCGCCGTCCTGGGCGGTAAGGGTTTGGGCCTGCTCGTCGCGCTGCTGGCGGTCGCCGTAGCCGAAGAGCAGGGCGGTCAGGACGGCGGCGACGATGAACGCGGACAGGCGGGCGTCGCGGTCGCGCAGGAGGCGGCGGATCATTGGGCACCTCGGGCCTTGGCGATGGCGGCGCGGCGCTTGGCCGCCACCATCGTGTCGTAGTCCCATTCGGGGTCGAGCTCGCCGGCGGCTTCTCGGCCGCGCCATTCTTCCTCGGCCTCAAGCGCCTCCACCAGGTCGGGCGCGGCGGAGATCAGGCGGGCGTCCTCTGCGCGCCAGATGCTTTCGGCGATCAAGTGGCCGCCGTAGTAGTCGACATGGTCGTGCCCGCCGTTGATGCTGTAGTTGGGCAACGGCTGGTCGGACACCACGGCGCCGCCCGTCTTGCCGACGGTCCAGTTTCCGGGCGTGTGTTTCGTCGTCATGCTTTGCTCCAGCCACGGCGGGCAAACGTCACGCGCTGGCCGTCGTCGCACAGGTCGACCAGATCCGAAACCAGATGGCCCTGGGCCAGCAGCGCCCACTGGCGGAAGTGCGCGCCGACAACGGCGAGCTCGTCGCCGCGCACCGACGAAGCCACGGCCATCGCAAACGCCAGCTCGGCAGCCGGCCGGGCCTCCGTCGCCGCATACAGCGCCTCGGCAGCGCGCTGGTCGGCTTCGTGCTGGCGGACCACCATCAGGTCCTGAATCAGCACGCGGTGCAGGTCGGCGTCCATTTCGCGCAGGGCAGCCGTGCGGCGCTGCGTCTCCGTCAGCGGCGGGATGATCGCGGCCGTGCCGCAGGGAGTGGGGTAGGCGAGGTTGGCCATGTCAGTTCCGCCCTTCGTTTTCGTAGGCAGCAGCCAAGACACCAGCGCGCGGCACGGTCGGAGCGCGGCGGCTCGCCAGCAGGCGCAGGAAATAGCCGGGCATCCACTTGGCACGGAAGGCCAGGAAATCCGAGCCCATGTCGCACGCCACGCGCAGCGCAGCACGATCGGCAGGGCTGGCCGGCTCACTGAACTGGTCGCCAAACCAGAACTTGCGCGCCTGGAACACCTTGTCCTGAGCGCTGGGGCGGTTCGCCGGATTGATGCGGTAGCCCGCGATGCGGTCCCGCGAGTAGTCGCGCACAACGGCGCGCAGCTTCGACACGCTCAGCAGGTATGCCCGGCCGACAGCGCCGATACGCGCGGCGCGGCGTTCGATTCGAGTGCGGTTCATGGTTTCTCCCGTTTGCTCACCGGGTGGTGAGTGCATGGGAGAAATTAAAGCATTCTTTCTTTTAGAAAACAAGCATGCTTTATCAAAAGCGCAAAAAAAACCGCCCGGGAGGGCGGTGCAGTTGGCGTTTATGCCCTTCGGGGCTTTCTCGGGATTGCCAACCCAGCGATCAGGCCGACGGCTGAGACCCAGCCGAAGTGCCCGCTGCCGACGCTACCGTGCGTGCCAATCCAGACGAAGAACATGGCCAGCGATAGGCCGGCCAGCAGGATGAGCGATTGGGCGACCGGCGCGCGTTTCCACTCGGCGAATAGCAGCGCTCGTTTGCTGGCGGAAAACAGGTCGCCGAAGGCAAGCCACAGAATGAAGGCGGCAGACGGAAGCGCCACATAGGGCGCGATGAGTTCGGCGAGGCTCATTTTTTCCCTGCAGGACAAGGGAATGCCTGGATATGTGAAAGCATGAATAGCACGCCGCCCAAAGAATGTCTTTGAGAAGGGTTCTCCTGCATGTACTTCACCCAGATGTCCGCAGACTGCCCGTACGTCACTCCTTCCGGCTGGCAATAAATCTTCGGTGCGTGACTCCCTATTGCCTGGGCGGTAACTCCATTGCTGAAGCCGGCGACAAATGACATGCAGGAAAGGGTATGCGTGGGGTCTTTGGATTTGCACCTTTCGAGCCAAACATTTCCGTTATCAAAGTCGGAAGCCACGGCGCCAAGATGACAAAACACCGTCGAGAGTGCAAAAGCTGCTACGAGCGATTTTTTACCCATTTGCTTCTTGTTCCTCACAGGACCAGACCAGCTTTATCCATTCAGGCCTAAGCCGCGCGCGGGGCGCCAGGGCTTTTGACACCTATGGATTCTTTCAGAACGCCTTCTGCGAAACCTTCCACGCGACCCTTTTGGGAATCGCTGAGCGCGTTCCATTGTTCCACGGTTACGGCGGTGAACGGCCATCCCGCTGACGGCGCCATATATGGCTGTTCTTCGCCCGTGGCGAGCCAGTAGGGGTTCACCCCCAGATACCGCGCGGCGCGCTCCGAATTCTCGGCGGTCAGCGCCTTCGTCTTTCCCATGATCACCTGGCCGATGGCCTGGACGCTCACCGAAATGGCGGCCGCGAGTTCTTGGCGCTCACGCCCGGCTAGGCGCAGCGCTTCGGCCAATCGAGACCCGTACGTGCTTTTCATGGGCGCAAGCGTACTTTCATTCGGACAAAGCATGGTTGCTCCGATAAATAAAGAATGCTTTAATTGGCCCATGAAGAAAACTGACGCTACCCGACTGCTTGGCGGCACTACCGCGGCCGCCGCCCAAGCAATGGGCATCACGCCGCAAGCCTATTACCAGTGGCCGGAGGATCTGCCGCCGCGCCTGCAGGACCGCGTTGTCGCTGCAATCGCCCGGAAGCTGCTGCCCGGCGCGCTGCTCGGCGACCCGCTGCCCACGAACAAGGAAGCCGCATGAAGGCATCAATGCACCGTGGCGCCTTCGCGCCCATCGGTCGCCCACGTCATGCGGTCGCGCTCGGCAAGCAGGGCTTCGAACACATCAAGCACGGCCTGTTCGCTGGGCTCCGTGAAGGTTCGGCGGGCGATCTGCTCGGCGTGCCGCAGCAGCTTTTCGGTTTCGGTCAGTTTTTCCATGCCGCCATGTTGCGCGGCCCCGCGTGCATCAGCACGCAGCTCTTTTTGAACAAGGATGTTTCACCATGAACGCGCCTGCACCGGTGCAATTCCAGATGCAAAAGCCCTCGATGGAGCGCGCCTTTCGTCAGGCGTTGACCGATCCGAGCGTGCGAGCAGCTGTGCGTGACCGTCTCGGCTGGGATGACTCCCAGGTGAGCCGCTTTCTATCGGGCCAGATGGGCCTGACGATCGACAAGATCGATGCCGCGATCGAATGCCTGTCCATGGTGATAACGACGCGCAAGTACCTGGACTTCCTGGCCTATGGCGCGCAGGTGGGCACGGCCTGCTACTGCGTGCGCGCTGGCATGGGCGAATGCGGGCGGCCCTGAAGATGAGAGCCGCCAACCCGCAAGCGAAGGGCGGCCGCATTGCCCGCCTGGCCGGGAGCCTGTGCCGCAATCCTGAGTTCCTGGCCTTCTGCAGCGCCCGCAATCCGGACGAAGCCGCCGACTACATCCGGCGCGTGTGCCACGTTGAATCGCGCGCCGAGCTGGACCACGACCCGCAAGCGTGCCACCTCTTTCACGAGCTGGTGCGCAAGCCGTTTGCCTATAGGACGGCCGCATGAATTACTACCCGCACCACATCGGGGACTACCTGAAGGACACGGCGCACCTTACGATGATTGAGGACGGCGCCTACCGTCGGCTGATCGACCTGTACTACCTGCACGAGCAGCCGTTGCCCGTCGAAAAGCGCCAGGTGTACCGCCTCGCCCGAGCATCGAGCCCGGCCGAAAAGAAGGCGATCGACACGATCCTGGACGAGTATTTCAGCCCCGGAGAAGACGGCTGGATGCACCGCCGCTGCGAGGAAGAACTGAGCCGCAGCCGTGGCAAGACCGAGGGCGGAGACACCAAACGCGAGAACGAAAAGGAGCGCCAGCGCCGCCACCGGCAACGCCGCGCCGACCTGTTCGAAGCCCTGCGCGGTCACGGAATCACGCCGGCCTGGGACACGGCAACGGCAGAGTTACAGGAAGAACTGTCACGCGTAGAAAGCAAGGCCGGTCACGCACCTGTCACGCCACCTGTCACGCGTGACGCAACGGCTATCCATAAGCCAATAACCAATAACCAAGAACCAATAGGGGGGGAGCCCCCATCATCTCCACCAGGATCGCGTGACAGGTCCGGGGCAGAACCCGGCGAATACCTGACCACCCCGACGCCCTACGGCGCCATGGCCAAGCTGCTGCGGGCCCAGGGTCTCGCCGATGCCAACCCCGGCAACCCGGTCCTGCGTGCCTGGGTCGACAAAGGCCTGACCGCCGACGAAGCGATGGCCGGCTTGGAAGCCGCCCGCACATCGAAGACCGCGCCCAGCCCGATGACCTGGCCGTATCTCGCCCGGGTCCTGGAGACGCAACGCGAACGCGCTGCGCAAGGCGTACCGGAACGATCCGAACGTCCGGCCACCACCACCGAACGCCGCGCCGCTTGGAACGCCGAGCTGCAAGCCGTGATCGGCCAAGCCGACAACCGCCAACCCCGAGAAATCGACATGGGAGTCATCGATGCAACTGGCACACACGACTGACGCCGCGCGCGTCTTGCCCGTGGCATGGGCCGCCCGGCTCATCGAGCGCATGCAGGCGCTGTACGGCCTGAAGTTCGCCCAGCAGTGGGACGGCATCGCGCCCGCCAGGCTTGCCGAGGTCTGGGCCGAGGAAATCGCCGGCTACAGCGCCGAGGAAATCCAGCGCGGGCTGGCATCCTGCCGCGGCCGCACCTTCCCGCCCACGCTGCCCGAGTTCCTGGGCCTATGCCGCCCGACGCTGAACCCGGAAGCGGCGTATCACGAAGCCGTGGCCGGGATGTCCGCCCGAGCGCGTGGTGAGCCCGGCACATGGACCCACCCGGCCGTCTACTGGGCAGCCATGCGGATCAGTCAGCACGACCTGCTGAACCAGGGCTGGCAAGCGATCAAGACCCGCTGGGAGTACGCCCTACGCGACATCATGGCCCAAGGCCGCTGGGAACCCGTGCCAGCTCCCAGCCTCGCGCTGGTCGCACCGGGCGGCACCGTGGCTACCCGCGAAGAGGCGCAGAGCTTCCTGCGCGAAATCAAGGAAAAAACCGGCAAGGGACTTCTCGGCCCAATCACCGACCACCGCGCATGGGCGCACCGAATCATCGAGTGCGCCGAGAAGGGCGGAACCTTCACTCCCACCATCATCCGCATGGCGCAGGCCGCCATCGCCGAACCGACCTACTCGAGGGACGCATGAACGACACGATCCTTTCCCAGCCCGACCTGGAAGCCTACGAGCCGTTCGCGGGCACCGCTCTGTCGCCCACCGTCGCGCGCGCGCACGTTTCGCCGCCCCTCGGGCTGGACGTGGCGCAGGCCGGCCTGTTCGCCCCTGAGACGCCCGCCGCGTCGGTCAACGTCTGCATCCTGGCGCTGGACCTGGGCACGAAGACGGGCTACGCGGTGCGCAAGCGCGACGGCAAGGTCGTGCACGGCACGCAGAGCTTTGCGCCGCGCAAGTCGTGGACGGACGGCCAACGGTGGCTGCGCTTCCAGTCTTGGCTGGCCGAGGTGCTGGATCTGCACCACGTCCAGCGCATCGCCTACGAACACGTCAGCTTTCACGCCGGCGTCCGGGATGCCCACTGCTACGGCGCCTTCCGCGCGCTGGTGGAAATGGCCGCCGATCGCCGCAACATCGAGCTTGTCGGAACGAACGTCCAGACGGTAAAACGCCACTGGACGGGGAAGGGTGGGGCGGACAAGGCCGCCATGGTCGCCCAGGCCCGCGCCCGTGGCTTCCGTCCCGAAACCGACAACGACGCCGACGCCCTCGCCGTGCTGGACTGGGCAGTCGCACAGGAGCGTGCAGCATGACCTGGTGGCAGATCACCCTGGCCGTTCTGGCTTTCATCGCCCTGTGCGCGTTCCTGGCGATCTGGGCGAAGGCAGCGGCATACCGGCGCGAAGCCGAAGAGTACGGAGACGACGATGCCCAGAACTCCTGACGAAATCATCGCGGCCAGCAAAGCGCGCACTCAGGCCGCGACGAAGCTGCGCCGCATGGGCTACCGCTTCGCCAAGAAGGCCGCGACCGAGGCCGAAGCCGTGGCCGCCATCCACCGCATCACCGGCTGGCCGCTGCCCGAGCGCGGCGCGAGCATCGAATACCTGCAGCGCTTCGCCAGCATGCCCGAGGGCGTGCCCGCGCCCAGCCGTGAGCGCAAGCCGCTGCACGCCGAGCCATACCGCCTGGACCGGTGGCTGCGCGCCGCGGCTGCCCGTGCCGCCCAGGCCCAGCGGCCCCTGGTGCACGCCGTCAGCACGGTGGACAACTGGCGCCGCCTGGAGGTCGACGCATGACGCCCATCACGCCCGCCCCGCCCATCGACTGGAACCGCGTGTTCCTGACCCTGCGCAGCGAGGGCTACACGCTGCACGACGTGGCCGCCTACACCCGGATCCCCAGGGGCACGATGATGGGGTGGATGCAGGGCGCCGAGCCCCGCCACCAGGACGGCGAGACGATCATCAAGTTCTGGACCGAGGCCACCCAGCAGCCCCGCGAAGCGCTGCCGGAGCGTAGCCCGGTGGCTTTTGCCAGCCGCTTGGCCGAGGCCAGAACTTAAAAAGTCGGGATTCCGACCAGCGCGCAGAACCACAATCGGCTCCGATCTTCCCCAAGACGGAGCCGAGCATGTCCAAGCGCACCCACAACATTCAAACCCCGGGCGAAGTGCCCACGACCACGCAGGACGACGATTCCAGCGCCACCGGCGCCACGCAGCCCGGCGACGATCAAACCCCCGCCGCGGCCACCGCGCCCGCCGAACCCGCCGCTGCCTCGCCGGCACCCAACGACGAGCAGCCCAAGGCCGCGCCGCGCGGCAAGGCGCCCAAGACGCGCGCCGAGTACGCCACGACGCCCGCCGCCGACATCGACCCCGCCGCGATTACCGCGCCCGTGCTGTCCCGCGACGGCTGGGTGATCCCGCTGCCCAAGGCCTGATCATGGGCAAGGTCATCAAGAAGGTCGCAAAGGTCGTCAACAAGATCGACCCCATCGGCCGGCAAGTGGACAAGCAGCTCAACAAGGCCGGCCTGCCAACCGCCAGCGACGTGGGCGACATGCTGGGCGGCGCTGAGCCGGTGGAGTCCACAGCAGGCGCCGGCACGGCCTCGGCCGAGGAACAGCGCCTGAAGGACGAGCAGGAAGCGGCCGCCCTGGCCAACCGCGCCACCGCCGAGCGTGCCAAGCAGCGACGCGCCGGCAGCCTGCTGGCGTCTGGCGGGAACGGCGGCAACGCGCAGACGTCATCCGTCCTCGCATACGGCAAACGCACCTTCGGGGAGTAGCCCACCGTGGCAGAAGATCAGCTCGCGTGCGACATCATCCGCCGTCTTGGCACCCTCAAGGGCCTGCGCGCACCGCACGAAGACATCTGGCGGGAATGCTTCGACCTGTCGTTCCCGATCCGGTCCCAGGGTTTCAACGGGGACACCGAGGACATCCAGAGCGTGGCGGGCAAGCGGGCCCGCCTGTTCGATTCCACGTCCACCGACGCGGGCCGCATCCTGGCGTCCGGCATCCAGAGCGGCATGACCCCGGCGAACTCGCGCTGGTTCGGCATGACGGTCTGGGATGAGACGGACGAGGAACGCCGCTGGCTGGACGAGTCGGCCGAGCGGCTGTGGGAAAGCATTCACGCCAGCAACTTCGACGCGGACGCCTTCGAATCCCAGCTGGACATCGTGGGCGCCGGCTGGTTCGTCCTGTTCATCGACAACCAGAAGGACGACGACGGGTCGGTGACAGGCCTGCGCTTCGAGCAATGGCCTATCTCCGGCTGTTACTGCGCGGCGTCCAAGCCTGGCGGCGAAATCGACACGATCTACCGCCCGTACCAGCTGACCGTCGAGCAGTGCGTGAGCGAATTCGGCCTGGCCAAGGCCAGCGAGAAGGTGCGCCGGCTATACATCGAGGGCAAGTACGACGAGATGATCAACATCGTGCACGCCATCTACCCGCGCCGCGTGTCGGTGGTCAATGCCAAGCGCGCCAAGAACCTGCCCTATGCGTCCGTGCACGTCGACTGCGACGACAAGGCGGTGCTGCGCGAATCCGGCTACCACGAAAAGCCCTTCGCGGCGCCGCGCTGGACGGTCATCCCGAAGTCGGTCTACGCGGTCGGCCCCATGTTCGACGCGCTGCCCGATATCAGAACGCTCAACCAGATGAGCCAAACCGAGCTGATCAATGGCGACCTGGCCACGGCCGGCATGTGGATCGCCGAGGACGACGGCGTGTTGAACCCGCGCACGGTCAAGGTCGGCCCGCGCAAGATCATCGTGGCGAACAGCGTGGATTCGATGAAGGAACTGAAATCCGGCTCGGACTTCAGCTACTCGTTCACGAAGCGCGCCGAGCTGACCGCCGCAATCCGCAAGCTCCTGATGGCCGACCAGCTGCAGCCGCAGGACGGCCCCGCCATGACCGCGACCGAGGTGCATGTCCGCGTGCAGCTCATTCGCCAACTGCTGGGGCCCGTCTACGGCCGCCTGCAAGCCGAATACCTCAAGCCGCTGATCCAGCGCTGCTTCGGCCTGGCCTTCCGCGCCGGCCTGTTCGATACGCCGCCCGAGTCCCTGGGTGGCCGCACCTACACGATCACCTACATGTCGCCCATGGCCAAGAGCCAGAAGCTGGAAGAGGTGAGCGCGACGGAAAGCACCCTGGCATCGGTCGCCGCCGTAGCCGAGGCAAAGCAGGACCCGTCCGTCTGGGACAACATCAATTCCGACGAGGCCGTGCGCGTCATCGTGGAAGGCCGCGGCGCTCCGGCCAAGATCGGCAACACCGCCGAGGAAGTAGCGGCCATCCGCCAGCGCCGCGCCGAACAGCAGGCCGCAGAGCAGCAGCAGGCCCAGCAGCAACAGATTGCCCAGGTGGCCGGCGAGGCTGCTGCAACCCGCATGGCCGAGGCAGCATGAGCGAAATCACCCCCGCCCTCTACAAGGCGATCTTCGAAGACGACCGGCGCGGTGCCGCCATCCTGGAAGACCTGATCCAGCGATTCGCGCGGCCCGCCGTCACCACGGGCGGCATCGACGCCATCCTGAAGACCTACCAGCGCGACGGTATGCGCAGCGTGGTCGAGCACATCACGAACCAGATCAACCGGGCTAACGGCGTCCCGGACCCGAACGCCGACCAAGGAGAGTGACCAATGTGGAAAAAGCGCTTCCCCCTCATGAACGAAGCGGGCGCCGCGGACGCTGGTGGCAGCGGTGGTGGCGATCCCGGGGCCGGTGGCTCCGCCGTCAATGACCAGCCCCCCGTCGGCGATGCAGCCCCCGCCAGCACCACCCCGCCGGCCGAAGCCGCACCTGCAGCGCAACCGACGAACCTGCTGAAGCAGGGCGTTGAAGAACCCGCGGCCACCGAATTCATCCCCGAGAAATACCGCGTCACGAAGGAAGACGGCACGCTGGATATCGAGGCTTCCGCCCGCAAGCTGGCCGAGGCCCATGGCAGCCTGGAAAAGCGACTGGGCAGCGGCGATGCGCCGCCCAAGGCCCACACCGATTACGCGATCACGCCGCCCGATGACTTCAAGGACATCGACTTCACCGACGACGCGGAGATGCAGGAGTTCTTGAGCGAAGCCCACAAGGCCGGGTACAGCCAGAAGCAGATCGACGTCGCGCTGGCCAGCTACTTCAAGATGGCCCCGTTGCTGGCTGGCGCTGGCGCTGAAGCCACCGCCGAAGCCGCTGAAACGGCGCTCAAGCAGGTCTGGACCACCGACGCCGACTTCAAGCGCAATGCCGGCCTGGCGCACGTCGCCACCGCCGCGGCCGCTGAGAAAGCCGGAATCTCGATGGACCAGGCTTACGCCGAGCTGGGCAACAACCCGACCTTCCTGCGCTTGATGGCGGCCCTGGGTCCCGAGTTCCAGGAAGACAGCACGCCTGGCGCGGCCAGCTTCAAGGCGGTCACGGAAGACGACATCCGCACCATGGAAATGTCCGAGGCCTACCGCGATCCGAAGCACAAGGACCATGAGCGCGTCAGCGCCACGGTCAAGAAGTTCTACGACCGACGCTACGGCACCGAAGCCGCCGCGTAGTACACCCCTCAAAAAGTCGGGATTCCGACACCCCCCCAGCGCGACCATTGCGGGCAATTCACCGGCCCGCACTGGCGCGCGGATACCCGGAAATAGCCCTCCCAGTGGTGCGGTAGCCGGTACCAGTGGGCGAACTCCGGGCCCGTTCGCGGACACCCCGCAAGGCGAATAGAGCAGATCAATTCACCTTCGGAGCAATCCATGTCGAACACCATCACCCAAGCATTCGTCAAGCAGTGGGACACCTCGATCCGGCTGCAATCCCAGCAGAAGACCAGCCGCATTGCCGGCAACGTCTTCGACCGCGGCTCGATCACCGGCGAGTCCTTCACGGCCAACCGACTGGCGCCGCTGGAAGACACCCCCGAGAACACCGTGCGCCATGGCGACACCACCTGGTCGGAAGCCGAGCATTCGACCCGCGTGGCCATCATGCGTGACTTCTACCAGGCGCTGCCGGTCGACCGCAACGACGAGCCCAAGCTGTTGGCCAACCCGCTGAGCGGCAGCTACAACGAATCGCTGCAGGCCGCCCACAACCGCCGCAAGGACAGCATCACGTTCGACGCGCTGCTGGGCAACTCGCAGACCAAGGATGGCGCCCTGATCGCGCTGCCTTCCTCGCAGATCATCACGGCCAGCGCCACCGGCTTCACCAAGGCCAAGCTGATCGCAGCCCGCAAGATGTTCCGCAAGAACGAGGCCGACGAGCACAACGGCGAAGAGCTGCACATCGCCTACAACGCCGACATGCTGGAAGACATCCTTTCGGACACCACGCTGACCAGCGCGGACTTCCTGGCCGTGAAGATGCTGCAGGACGGCGACGTGTCGGGCAAGTGGATGGGCTTCAAGTGGGAGCCCTACGAGCGCCTCAAGATCAACGGCAGCACCGCGACGACCGCCGCCTGGGCCAAGTCGGCTGTGCACTTCGGCACCGGCTTTGTCGAGGGCAAGGCATCCCGCCGCGCCGACAAGAAGGACCTGATGCAGGTGTCCATGGCCGCATCCCACGGCGCTGTCCGCGTCTGGGAAATCGGCGTCGTGGCCATCGAATTCACCTTCTAAGCCCCGACACCTCTTTCAAGACTTCAGGAGAACACCATGGCAGAAGTTAACAGCGTGCAGGGCGCCAAGATCGTCGCGGGTCAGAAGTTGCTGCCCGCCGAATCCCACGGCCGCCAGCGCATTCTGATCGCAACGCTTCCGGCGACGCATGCCGCGTATGCGATCAACGACACCATCTTCCTGGGCCGCGTGCCCGCCAACACGCGCTTTCTGACCGGCGCGGTGATCAGCGTGGGTGGTGCCGGCACGGCCAGCTCCACGGTGGATATCGGCACGCGCAATACGGTCACCCAGGCGGTCGTCGACGCTGACGGCATCGCCGTTGGCGTGGATATCTCGGCAGCGGGGAAGATCGCCGCCGATACCGGGGCCCTCATCGCCGCCGCTGCTGACGCGCTGACGGCGACCGAAGTGGACGTCTACGCCACGGTCAAGGGCGCTGTGCTGGCCGCCAACCAGCAGATGCGCTTCGAGATCCCCTACGTCACGGACTGATCACACGGTTGGTCATCTCCCCTGGCATCCAGGTGGAATTCGCCGGGGGCTCGTCCCCCGGTTTTTTGTTTCAGGTGCCCGAAAATGTCGTCAGCCAATCCCGTTTCCATCTGCTCCAACGCGCTGCTGCGCCTGGGCGGCAAGGCAATCGCCAGCTTCGAAGAACCCAGCACGCAGGCCGGGCAGTGCGCCAATCTGTGGCCGACCGTGCGCAACAAGCTTCTGCGGGCCTACCCGTGGAATTGCGCTACCAAGCGCGTGATCCTGGCGCCGATGGAAGCGGCGCCAGCCTTCGACTTCCAGTATCAATTCCAGTTGCCGAGCGACTGGCTGCGCACGCTGCAGGTCGGGAAGAAGGATTGCCCGATCCCGTTCCGACAGGAAGGCCGGCGCATCCTGGCCAACGTCACGCAGTTGCCGCTGGTCTATATCTGGCTGAACGACAACCCAGGCACCTGGGACGACGCCCTGGTTGACGTCGCCGAGCTCAAGATGATGGCGGTTCTGGCCTACCCGGTCACCGCGTCGACGACCCTGCGCGATACCTGCTTCCAGGAAGCGGCGATGGCCGAGAAGATGGCCAAGGCCGTTGACGGACAAGACGAGCCTCCCGAGGTGCTGGGCGGGTCTGATCTGATCGAGGCACGATTCGGCGGGAGGTGGTAATGCCCCGTCTCGATTCCATCCAGACCAATTTCACGGCGGGCGAAATCTCGCCGAAGGTGCGCGGCCGCACCGATATCGCGCGGTACCAGAACGGTGCCGAGGCCATGGACAACATGGTGGTCGACATTTACGGTGGCGCGGCGCGCGCCCCGGGAACGGAGTATGTGGCGCCGAACGCATCCTCGGTGAACCCCAGCCGGCTCATCCCCTTCGTGCTGAACCGCGACACGGCGTATCACCTGGAGTTCGGATTCGGCGTCATGCGGGTATTCAAGGCGGGCGCCGGCCAGGTTCTTTCCGCTGGCGTGCCGTACGAGATCGGCACACCATACACGGCGGAGCAGGTCGCCGACTTGCGCTGGGCTCAGGCTCCCAATGCCATGTTCTTCGCCCACCCGGCGTTCCCGATGCAGATGCTGCGCCGCCTGGCCGACGATAGCTGGGTGCTGTCTGCGGTGCCGTTCACCGTCCTGCCGTTCGCTGAGACCGGCGCCCGGTTCAATACGGCCCTGACGCTGAGCGCTGCCACGGTGGGCACCGGCCGCACCATCACGGCTGGCAGCGCCGCGTTCATGGCATCGGACGTCGGGCGCCGGATCACCTACGAAACGGGCATTGCCATCATCACCGCATTCGGATCGTCCACCAGCGTGACGGCCGAGATCACTTCCCAGTTTCCCAGCACGAGCCTTCCCGCCCTCCAGTGGGTGTTGGAGGACTCGCCGCAAACGACGTGCACGCCCAGCGTGAAGGGAACCGTTGGACTGGCGATCACCCTGACGCTGACCGCCGACGGCTGGCGCGCCGAAGACGTCGGCAAGTACGTGGGGATCAACCGCGGGCTGGTGCTGATCACGGGCGTTTCCAGCGCCACCGTGGCGACAGGCGTGGTCAAGGCCGACATGGATGCCGACACGGCGGCCGAGGCCAGCGCCTGGACGCTGCAGGGCCCGGTCTGGGGCGCCAATGAGGGCTACCCGACGGCGGTCACGATCAACCAGCAGCGCCTAGTCGCCGCCGGCACGACGCGCTACCCGAATGGGGTATGGGGCAGCCGGAGCGGCGAATACTTCGATTTCAGCCAGGGCGTCAACGATGCCGACGGCTTCTTCTACGCACTGGACGGCGAGAGCAACGGTATCGAGCATCTGGCATCCGTGCGCGCGCTGATAGCCCTGACGCCCGGGACCGAATGGACGATGGTCGGCGGCGTGGAAAAGCCGCTGACGCCGACGAACGTGAACGCCAAGGACCAGACGGTGTATGGCTGCAGCAACCCGCGCCCGGTGCGCGTGGGCGACGAGCTGCTGTTTGTGCAGCGCGCCGGGCGCAAGGTTCGGGCCATGAGCTACCAGGCAGCGTCTGACGCATACAGCGCGCCGAACCTGACGACGCTGGCCGAGCACATCACGGAATCCGGCGTGGTCGAGATGGCCTATCAGCAGGAGCCGGGCTCGGTCCTGTGGTGCGTGCTGGCCAATGGAAAGCTGGCAGCCATGACCATCGACCGGGACGAGGGCGTGATCGCCTGGACGCCGCACGATACCGATGGCTTCTACGAGTCGATATCGGCCGCGCCGGCCGGATCCACCGATGAGGTGCTGGTGGTGGTGCGCCGCGTTATCGACGGGAATACGGTGCGCTACGTCGAGCGTCTGAACCCTTCCTACATGGTGCACAGCGGCATCGTGGGCACGAACCCCTCCGGCGCGCAGGTCTGGGGCGGCCTTGACCACCTGGAGGGGAAGCAGGTGGATGTGCTGGCGGACGGTTCCCCCCAGGGAATGATCCCTGTCGTGGCCGGGCAGATCACCTTGCCGCGGCTCGCCAATTCCATCCAGGCGGGGCTGCGCGTGCGCCCGCGCGTGAAGCTGCTGCGCCCCGAGGTGCAGACCCAGACGGGCACCGCGCAGAACAGCCAGATGCGCGCGCACAAGCTAAACGTTCTGGTGCTGAACACCATCGGCGCCACCATCAACGGCAAAGAAATCCAGTTCCGCCAGTTCGGCGCGAACATCCTGGACAAGCCGCCCGAGCCTTTCTCCGGATGGAAAGGCGTCGCCGAAACCGGATGGCAGGAAGGTGAGATGGAAGTCGAGATCACCCAGGAGCAGCCCCTACCTTTTCACGTACTGGCCATCGTGCGCCACTGGACGACCAACTCATGATCAGACACGCAACCCTTGCGGACGTCGAGCGCCTGGCCGAGCTGGCGCGCGACATGCACGCCGAATCCCGCTTCCGGGAATTGAATTTCAACCTGGACAAGGTGGTGGTGCTGTTCGCCGGCCTAGTCGAACAGGAGAACGGTTGCATGCTGGCGGTCGAGGTCGGCGGCGAGCTGGTGGGGTTTCTGGCCGGCGGCATCGGCGAGGACTACTTCGGCGACGACCGGTTCTCGTTCGAATACGGCGTCTATGTGGCGCCGGCTTACCGCGGCTCGATGGCCGGGCCGCGACTGGTGGCTGAATTCCTGGAATGGTCCGACGAACGCGGCGCCCGCTACAAGAATATGGCGATCACCACCGACATCACCACCGACCGCACCGGCGCGCTGTATGAGCGCTTCGGCGGTACGAACGTGGGCAATCTCTATTCTTGGGGGCTGTAATGGCTTGGGCACCTTTGGTACTGGCCGCCGTGGGCGGTGTGATGCAAGCGAAAGGGCAGATGGATGCAGGGCGGTCGCAGCAGGAGGCCGCCAACTTCAATGCCGAGCAGGACGAGATTGAGGCTGCGCAGACGCGGCAGGCATATCGGGAGCAGGCCGAGAAGATCCGGCGCATCGGGCGCGCGCAGGCGTCGGAAGCGAGGGCCGCGTATTCCGCCTCGGGCGTTTCGATCGGATCCGGCACCCCGGTCCTGATCAATGAGCAGATCCAGAACGACACCGAGTCGGACGCCTACAACACGATCCTGACCGGAAACCGGCGCGCTGATGCGCTGGAAGCACAGGCCGCCATCTCCCGCCGGACTGGATCGTCGATGGCGACGGCGGGCCAGCGCGGGGCAACCGGCAGCCTCCTTAGCACGGCGGGCAGCACCTATTCAGCCTGGAAGAAGAACCAATGAAGATCCCCACTGGAAATCTTGGCAACGTGGTGGCCCAGCCCGGCCAGGCCATCAACGCGCCGGCGGCGGCATTCGGCGCGGCTGAAGCGCAGGCGGCGGTTCAAACGGGGCAGGCACTTACCGGCCTCGGCAACCAGATCGCCGACACCCAGAACGAGCTGAACCGTGTGAAGGCCATCCGCACCATGGCCGAGGCCAAGAACGGCCTCTACAACCTGGAAGACGAGCTGACGCGGGGCATTGCTGACGGTACGGTCCCGGCGGCCGAAGCGTCGGCGCGCTGGCAGGAGCTGGCGCCCAAGCAGTTGGAGCAGAGCCTGAAGGGGATCAGCGGATCGCACCGCGCCGTCGTGGATGCCCAACTGGCGGAAACCACGGCTTCGCTGGGGCGGCGGGTGGGCGATGCGGTGGTGAGGCGCAACCAGCAGGACATCGGCGGCGAGCTGGTGGCCCTGGGCGGCCAACTTGAGCGCGAGGCCGTACGGGACCGGGCGGGCGCGAACGCCAAATATGAGCAGACCGTCCGCGCCATGGGCCCGCAAGCCGGGATGACGCCCGCGCAGATCGAAAAGGACGTGCTGCGCTTCAAGGAAAACTCGGCCAACACCGTTGCTTTCGAGCTGGTGAACGGGGCCAGGAACAACGGCGCAGCGCTCAATGAAGTGGAACGCCGGCTGACGTCGGACGAATTCAACGACCTTGATCCGCAGCGCCGCGCGGTGCTGCTGAACACCACGGCCGGGTACAAGGCGGCGCTCGAGCAGCGCGCGGTGGCCGCGGCGCAGCGGGCGGAGATCAATGCCGCCAAGCGCGAGCGCCAGGCCGCTGGGATCTTCGCCCAGGTGCAGCAATTGACCACGCAGGGGAAAAAGATTGATCCGGGGTTTGCGGCAGATGCTGCTGAGGCGGTCCGGGGAACCCCCTACGAGCCCGCGCTTGCCTCTGCCCTGGAACAAGCCCCGGCCGGCACGGCATTCGCCATGCAGCCGCTGTCCGATCAACGCGAGATGCTGGACGGGCTGCTGGCCGAAGGCAACCGCGTCGGCTGGACCCCCACGCGCCAGGAGTTCTACGACAAGGCGCAAAAGTCCTACGAGGCGTCCCAGCGCGAGTACAAAGAGGACCCGCTGCGCGCCGCGGTCGACCGGAACGTGCTGCCCGAGCTGGCGCCGCTGGACATGAGCGGCGGCATCGCCGGGATCACGCAGGGAGTGCAGGAGCGGCTTCAGCAGGCCCAGCAGGTCGAGGTTGTCGCTGGGCGCCCGGTGTCGCCGTTCACGTCGGACGAGGCAATGCAGGTCGCCAGCGTGTTCAATGCGCTGCCGCCCGACCAGCGCGCCACCAGCATCGCGGCCCTGTCCAAGGCGGTAGGCACGCGCACGATGTCTGCCATTGCTGCGCAACTGGACAGCAAGGACCGCACCCTGGCCCTGGCGGCCGCGCTGGGCGACCAGCAGCGCCCGAATGGCGGACTGGTTTCGGAACAGGTGCTGCGCGGCGAGCAGGCCATCAAGGACAAGCGCATTGCCGAGGCGGACGTGAGCCGCTGGCGTTCGGAAATTGCTGCGGAGGTCCGGGGCGTCTTCGCCACGCCGGAGATGGAGAACGCCGTGATCGACTCGGCCGTGCGCGTCCGGGCTGATGCAGATGTGCGCCGCGAGGGCCGAAGCATCCGCAGCGCCATCGAAACCGTGGCCGGCGGCATTGTCGACTTCAACGGCGGCAAGATCCCGCTTCCCCTGGGCATGACCGAAAGCCAGTTCGAACGCGGGCTGGTGGCGCTGACCCCGGACAGCTTCACCGACCAGGCGCCGGACGGCAATGTCTTTGTCGCAGGCAAGGCGGTGCCCGTGGACGAATTCGTCAAGGGTCTGCCCAACGCGGTACTGCGCCACGCCGGCCAGGGCCGCTACACCGTGTCGTCCGGTACGGGCGTCGTGCTGAATCAGGCCGGCCAGCCGGTCATCGTGAGGGTGAGCAATGGCACTCGATGATGCCTACCAGGGCGAGATAAACGAAGCGCTGCGCAACCGCGCGCAGCTCGCGCCGATAGCGCCAGGCCCCGAGCGGGGCTTTAGCTTTTGGGGCATGGCGAAGGCGCCATTCACCGGCGCGGCGGCCGGCGCCGTAGAGGCCGGCGCCTTCCTGTCCGACACTGTGGGTGCGTTCGGCTCGGCCATGGCGTCCACGGGCACCACGGGCGTTCTTCCGTTTGCCGAGACGGAAGAACAGCGCATCTGGCGCGAGCAGGGGGCCGGTGCGGCGCGCAAGGCGCTGGACGAGGGTACGGCTTTCAGCAGCGACACTGGCGACACCTTGCGCGATGCGAGCCGCTGGCTCGGCCCGAACCCGCAGACCGCCAGCACCGCCGAACAGATGATGTTCGGCTTTGCCAAGACCATCACCAAGGCGGTCGGCTACACGGTGGCCACCGGAAACCCGCTGACCGGGGCGATGCTGACCGGCGCGGATGAAGGCGTGACCGCTTCGGACGAACTGCGTCGACAGGGTGTCGACCTTGCCACCCGCGCGAGCGTGGGCGCCGTCACCGGCGTGACCACCGGCGTGGGTGTCGCGCTTCCCGTGGCAGGCAAGACGCTGGCGGGCACGCTGGGCTATGCCGCGGGTGGCGGCCCGGGCCTGTTCATCGCCCAGCAGCAGATGACGCGCGACATCCTGAACAACGCCGACTACAGCAACCTGGCCGACCAGTATGACCCGTTTGACCCGGTGGGCCTGGCGGTTTCCACCCTGGTGCCGGCGGCGTTCGGCGCCTGGGCGCTGCGCGGCAGGACGCGCGCGGCGGCCCGGGAAGGCCAGCCGGCACCCGTGGCGGCGCAGGCGGCAGAAGGCGCAGAAGCGCCGCGCGGCCCGATGCAGCAGGAGCTGGTCGACGCCGCGCGCGTGCAGCGCGTGCGTGAGGTGGTCGATTCCTGGAACCTGGGCGATGCCAGCGACGTGCGCGCCGCCAATGACGCAATGATGTCGGTCATGCGCGCCTCGTCGCAGATGGCCGACGGCCTGTCGGTCTACGTGGCAGACCAGTTCCCGATGAAGGATGCCTACGCCGCGCGCGCTCTGGAAACGATGGTGTCCCGGTCGGAGGCCGCGCGGGCGGAACTGCTGCCGCAGGCCGAGGCACTGGCCGACCCGGGCGCCATCCGGGCGCTGCGCACCGAGATCCAGGAGCTGGCCCAGGCGCGGCGCTCTGCGGGCGACGATGTGGAGCTGCGGGCCCTGGCTGACCAGATCCGCGCCAATGAGCCGCGCACCGGGGCGCGGGCGGCGCTGAACCGCGCGCGGCAGGAACTGGACGCGCGTGCGCAGGAGACAGACGCGCGCATCGCCGCGCTGGAAGCCCAGATCGAAAGCAACGCCGAGGCCATGGCCGCGCGCCAAGCGCTGGCGGTGCTGGACGAACGGATCGAGCAGATGCGCGCCGAGCGCGCGGCGATCGACGCGCCGGCCACCGCCATGACGCCGGTTGCCGCTGGCGTGCGTGAGGCTGCCCGTGCTGCTGAATCACCGTTCCAGATCCCGGAGCGCGGCCGGCAACCGGCCGCCGCGCGCGCCGAGGCCGGCGGCACGCTGCCGGGCGGCCAGGAATTCGCATCCGGCACCGACCTGGTGACGCCGACAGCTTCCCGCGCCGACGTCGATCCGATCGCGCCACCGGCCAAGCTGCCCACCACCACGGCTCAAGCCACCAGCGACGCCTATGTCACGACGCGCCTGGCGGAAATCGAAGCCGCCCAGCCGGACCTGCCTGTCCGCATGGACGGCGACGCAGAAGACGTGCCGCTCTCCGAGGCAATCCGCCGCCTGAACGAACAACTGGCCAGGGATGACGCCGACGCTGACCTGCTGGCCGTGGCCGCCAACTGCTTTATCAGCGCGGCATAAGGAAACGACATGCTGAAAAAATGTATCGACCAGGTGAACGCGGCTGCCGGCCGCACCCTCAGCCAGTCCGAAATCAAGTCGATTGATGACCGGATTGCCGGCACGGCCGCAACGCTGGCCCGCCAGGACCGCGCCGCCTGGCTGGCGCTCACGCCCGCCCAGCGCACCCTGGCCGCTGCCGAGCGCGCCATGCAGGACGCCCGCGCTGAAGCACGGCTCAAGCTTCAGCGCCAGCAACTCCAACTGATAAAGCGCGCCGATGTGGACGCCGAGATTGCCAGCATCCAGGATCTGTTCGGGGACAGCCGGTCCCGCGCCCTGGTGCGGCACATGGAGCAGACGGACGCCTACATCAAGGGCGTCAAGGACCAATACTGGTCCCAGTTGCGCAGCCTGTTCGACGCCGCGGCCTCGTCCGAGGGTGTATCGGCAGGGCGCCGCGCGCTGCAGTTCCTGTTCGACGTCGAAAACCCGCAGATGACGCGGGATCTGGCTGTCGAGGTGTTCGCGCGTGGCGAGGGCGGCACGGGCAACCGGCTGGCCGTGGAGGCGGCCAAGGCCTGGGGAACGACGGTCGAGACGATGCGCCAGCGATTCAACAACGCGGGCGGCGACGTCGGCCGGCTGGAATACGGCTACCTCCCGCAGGGCAGTGACCAGGGCCGCGTGCTGGCTGCCGGCCAAGACGCCTGGGTGAAGCAGACGCTGCCGAAGCTGGACCGCAGCCGCTACGTGCGCCCTGATGGCAGCCTGATGGATGACGCGGAAATGACGGCGTTCCTGCGCGCGACCTGGGAAACCCTGTCCTCGGGCGGCCTGAACAAGTTGGAGCCGGGCGGGTTCCGAGGCACCGGCGCGCGCGCCAACCGGGGCAGCCAGGCCCGGCAGCTCCACTGGCGCGACGGCCAGGCCTATATCGAGTACATGGGCGAATTCGGCCAGGGCAGCATGTACGACGCCATGAACGGGCATATCTCCGGGCTGGCGCGCGATATCGCGCTGGTCGAGCGCTACGGCCCGAGCCCGGCGCACCAGTTCCGCGTGCAGGCTGATATCGCCGAGAAGCAGGACGGCGGCGTCAAGCGCTCATTCATCAACCAGCCCGAGGCCTATTTCGACGTGCTGACCGGCAACGCCGGCGCCGTGCAGAACGCTAACCTGGCGCGCGTCGCGGCGGACCTGCGAAACCTCAATGTCGCCTCCAAGCTGGGCCGCGCGGTCTGGGCGTCCCTGTCCGACATTCCCACCTACCTGGTGACGGCCGGCTACAACAAGCTGCCCTACTGGCAGGCGCTCAAGAACATCGGCGGCCAGGCCAGTGGCGAGACGCGGGAATTCCTGAACGCGCATGGCCTGATCGCCGAATCCCTGGTGTCCGACCTGAACCGCTTTTCGGGCGACCACATCCGCAACAACTGGTCCGGCAAGGTCGCCAACAGCGTCATGAAGCTGTCCCTCATGAACGCCTGGACCGACAGCATGCGCCGGGCTTTCCAGATGACCATGATGGGCGGCCTGGGCAAAATGGCCGGCAAGGAATGGGGCGCACTGACAGAATGGGACCGCTCGCACCTGGCGCGCAAAGGCATCACCGAGGACGACTGGGCGGTCATCAGCAAGGTGCAGCCGACCGAGTACCGCGGGCAGCAATACCTGACGCCCGAGTCGATCATGGCCACGGGCGCCGACAACGCGCCGCAGCTGGTGTCCAAGGTGCTGGGCCTGATCCGCGACGAGTCGGAATACGCGGTGATCAATCCTGACCTGGCCACCCGCGCGGCGCAGACCTGGGGCGGCCAGCAGGCAGGCACCATCGGCGGCGAGCTCGCCCGCTCGGTCATGCAGTTCAAGAGCTTTCCCATGGCCATGATTTCCCGGCATTACCGGCGCATGCTGGACGCGCCGCGCGGGCTGGATGGCGCGCCGGCGGCCGCTAACCGTCTGGCCTACGGCACCGCCGTCATGTTGGGCACCACCATCGCCGGCGGCATCGCCTTCCAGATCAAGGAAATGCTGTCCGGCCGGGATCCGCTGGCGGTGAACAGCGGCCGGTTCTGGTCCGAGGCTCTGCTGCAGGGCGGCGGCCTGTCCATCGTGGGCGACATGCTCTTCCAGGACCCGCGCGAAACCCCGGGCGGATTCGCCGCATCGGTGGGCGGCACCGTGCTTGGCCCGTCTGCTGGCACCCTGTTCGACGTGGTGGGCCTGGGCGTCGAGAACGCATGGCGCGCGGCCAGCGGCGACGACCTGAACCTGGGCGCCGGCGCGGCGCGCACGATCCGCGGCACGCTGCCGTATCAGAACCTGTGGTGGCTGTCCGGCGCCATCGACCACACCTTCTTTCACGCCTTGCAAGAAAACCTCAGCCCGGGATACTTGAGCCGTGTGGAACGCCGCGCCGCGCGCCAGCATGATCAGGATTACTGGTGGCAGCTCGGCCCGGGCCTGCCGGAGCGCGGCCCCGACCTTTCCCGTGCCTGGAGTCGATGATGCGCCAAGACCAATTTGAACGCCTGACCGAATACGCCGAGAAGCTGATCGACGTGCTGGTGCAGGAGATGAACCCGGACAACTGGCCCGGGCATGGCGTCGACCCGAATATGATGGATGCGCAGACGCGCGGTGATCGGTTCTGGGCGAAGAAAAACCCCATCGCCACTGTCACGCTGGCCATGAAGCTGAACAGCCTGATCGACCTGACGCGGCGCCAGACGGCGGGCGACGGCGGCGCGGCGGCGGTGGACGATCACCCCGAGGCCGACGACGGGCTGGAAGGCGAGGTCAAGCGGGCAGAGAAGGAGGCGGCCAAGTTCCTGGAGAAGGTCCAGAAGGCGGCCGGCGCCACGCGATGAAGCGCAAGATTTCCTTCCTGGCCTTCTTTTTGATGTGGTCGAAGGTGCAGGGCTGGACCGTCCCCGACCTGCACGTCCGAATCTGCCACTGGCTGGACACATGCAGCGAGCCGGTGCGCGTCCTGCAGGTCTTCCGCGGCGCTGCGAAGTCCACGATCTACGCGGTATACAAGGCCTGGCAGCTCTACTGCGATGGCACATGGGTATCGCTCATCTGGGCGGCAGACGGTCCGCTGGCCAAGAAGCTGACGCGTGACACCATCAACGTGCTGCGCCGGCACCCTCTGTGCGGCGGCATGCTGCCCACCAAGCCGGGCTCGCAGATGTTCTGGGTGTCCGGGTCGAACGACCCGCGCAACGCCAGCATGACCGCCGTGGGCGTAAATCAGAACGTCACCAGCGCCCGCGCGCGTGACATCGACTACGACGACGTCGAGGTGCCGAAGAACATCAAGACGGCGGACGCCCGCGAGAACCTGCGCGCCAAGATCCAGGAGGCGACCTTCATCCTGGTGCCCGGCGGGCAGGAGACCTACATCGGCACGCCGCACACGCACGATTCCATCTACCCGGAAATGATCGCCGGCGGTGCGGCGTCGTTGACCATCCCGCTGCTGGAAGACCAGATCCGGTACGAGGAAACGACGAAGCGCACCCGCTACCCGGTGCCATTCAAGCCGGCGGCGGACGGGCTGTACGTCATGCTCGGCATCTACAAACATGCGCGGCTACTGGTGGAAGGGCGGGACTACCGCTACGAGCGCGGTGAGGTCGTATTCGCCAAGCCGCCCGGCGGCGCCGTGCTGGACATCTACGCGCGATGCGCATGGCCGGAGCGCTTCACGCGCGCGGAAATCGAGATCCGGCGCAAGAAGACCCGGACGCTGAACTACTGGGACTCGCAGTATCAGCTGCAGGCCAAGCCCATCAAGGAGTCACGATTGGACCCCGAAAAGATCAAGCCCTATGCCGTGCATCCGCGCGTCGAGCTGGCCAACCGGGCGGTGCGCATGATGCTGGGCAATGTCCAGATCGTCAGCGCGCGCGCCTATTGGGATTGCGCCCTGGGCAAGATCCGCGGCGACGTGTCGGCCTTCTCCCTGGTGCTGGACGACGCGGCGGGGAACATCTACTGGCACGTCGCCGAGGCCATGATGGGCGAGTTTGCCGAGTTCTCGGACGCGCGCAACGCCAAGATCATCGGCGGCCAGGTTATGCAGGCCTGCGCTCTGATCGAGCGGTTCAACATCCCCAACGTCTATGTCGAGACGAACGGCAACGGCGCCTTCGTTCCCCAGCTCCTGCGCCAGGCGCTCAAGCAGCAGGGCTTGCGCTGCGGCGTGACCGACATCCAGGTGGGGCAGAACAAGAACGCCCGCATCCTGGACGGCCTGGAACCGCCCATGAAATCCGGCGTCATGTGGGCGCACGTCGACGTGCTTGACGGCCCCATGTGGGACCAAATGAAGGACTGGAACCCGGAGATCAAGGAGCAGCCTGACGACTACCTGGACAGCGGCGCTGGCGCGATCCTTCAGGCACCGGTCCGCATCGGCCGGATGGTCAGGGAAAAAGTCGGGATTCCGACCGGTCATGGGCGGGAAGATTGGCGCCCAACAGGGGGTGTGCACGAGGTCACCCTCGAAACCTAGCCGCCGGCGGGCCCGGCGCAAGAGTCGGAGCCGCCACCGTGACCGTCCCCCAGCAGCCAACGCGCACCGCCCATGTCGGCAATGGCGTCACCACCGTATTTGCCTACGATTTTCTATGTCTCGCCGCGCGCGATCTTCAGGTGATCGTAGCGGGCGCCGTCGTTGACCCGTCCGCCTATACCGTGTCCAACATCGGGCAGAGCAGCGGCGGGGACGTGACCTTCCTTGCTGCGCCAGCGGACCAAGCCCAGATCGTCATCCAGTTGGACATGGTGCTGGACCGCGAGACGGACTATCAGACCAATGGCGACCTCTTCGCCAAGACCGTCAATTTCGACTTTGACCGGTTGTGGCTGGCCATCCAGCAGGCGTTCGGATTCCTGAATCGAGTGCCGCGGCTGGGCGATTCCGACGTTGATGGCGCAGGCGCCTACCGCGCGAAGGGAAATCGCATCCAGGATCTCGGTGATCCGATCGCTGACCAGGATGCCGTGAATCGTCGTTCGATGTGGGAATACGTCGAGACGGCAATCGCTGGCGTGGTGGGCGGGTTCGGCTGGTTCCTGCAATCTGGTGTCGGGGCTGTCTACCGGACCTTCCAGGCCAAGATGCGCGACAGCGTCAGCGTGAAGGATTTCGGAGAAGTTGGACTTGGCAATCCGGGTGATGAGGTCGTCGTGCAGAAGGCGCTGGACGCCGGTCATCCTGTCGTGGTTCTTCCTCCGGGAACCTACCGCTGGGCCGGGAATGGCCCCACGGTCCGGTCCGGGACCAAAGTCATCGGGCAAGGAGCCATCATCATCCAGGGCAATTACGACGCCTCGGCCACGGGATCGGTCGGCACCGAGTATTGCGGGTTCCGGGTTGAACCTGGTTCAACGGGGATCGAGTTCAACGGCCTTGATCTGCGCGGACCCTTCTACGGGCTCACGGTCCAGCCAATCTATCGGTCCATCGGTATTAGCATCTCGGGCCGCTACGACCAGTATTTCTACAACAACCCCAACTACCCGGCCAATCCGCCGACGCCTGTCTCGGGCACCTCGTCGGACATCGTGGTGCGCCACTGCGTCATTGAAGGCTGGGGCCAGTCGGGGATCATCGCCGACCAGATCGATCGATTTTCCGCGAGCTTCAACCGCATCCGACACTGCGGCCGTGACGGTGTGCGCATGTACGGCTGCCGTGAATTCGACGTGACCAGCAACAAGATCGAGTACATGGCGCCCGGCTTCCCCGCCGAGGGCATAGACCCCAACAACAACGTGTATGGCATCACGGCGACTCGAATCTACCACTGCACGAACGCCGACGGCACGCTGACGGACTATCGCAACAGCGCCTATGGGCAGATCGCCCTGAACGTCGTGCGCCATTGCCCGTCCTGGAAGGCGCTGGACACGCACGGCGGTACCGACATCACCTTCGCAGACAACGTCATCTTCAATGCCCACATCGGCATCGGGCTGGACAAGGGCGGATTCAATGCGGCGGATGGCTATGCCCCACCGCGCCGCCTGAAGGTTCGCGGCAACATCATCATCGCCGCCCCCTCGAACTCCGCAGGAAACCGCGCGGGCATTTTCGCGGTGGCCCACGATGCGACCGAACAGAACATCGGTGAGGATCTGGAGCTGACCGGGAACCATGTCGAAGGCTTTGGGCAGCAGGTTATTGATGGAAACGTGGTCGTCAGCAACTACCGGCGGGTGGTGATCGGTGATTTCACGATCCGCGGCGGTCTTCGCGCCGGCATCAACTTCCAGAACACCGTCGAGGAATACACGATTGGAAAGGGCGTGATTCAGGACATCGGAATCACGTCCGGTGGCGCTTGTACCGGCATCAATTCGCAGGCGGCGACGCAGCGTGGTGTCATTGACGGCGTGGTGTTCCGCAAAACGGATACTGCCGACACGATGATCGCCATCAGCGCGGCTAGCCCGAGCGCTGGGTATGGCGCAAAGGTCGGCATGGATCTTTCCTTTGTGGGCAACATCACGCCGTTCAATTCCACCGCCGCGTTTATCAGGCAAGACAGTCCCTTCGTGCAAAAAAGCCTTGCGGTGGGGAACATCAACAACAACGGCACGGCGACGATTGTGGTCGCGAAGGGAATCGCCTCTGTCACCAGGACAGGTGTTGGGGTGGTGCGGGTGGTGCTGAGCACCCCAGCCACCACGAATCAGACCCTGTTCCCCCAAGCTACAGGCAAGGGCACGTCCCCGATATCGGCTATGTGCTCGATCATCGACGCTTCCACTATAGACGTCACGACCCGCGATAACGCGGGGGTGGCAGTTGACGCCGCTTTCTTCTTTGCGTTGACGGGGTTCTAAGCAACATGGACCACGATCTTCCTGCGCGCGTTTCACGCCTGGAACAGCGCGTCGACAAGTACTACTACTGGGGCTGTGGCGTGGCGGCAGCCGTCGTGATCATGAGCGGCGGGTACGTCTGGTACGCCAATGAGGGCGTGCGGCGGATGGAAAAAATCGCCGACATGCTGACAACGTCTCAGATCGGACAGGCGACCATGCAAGTCGATATCGCCGTGATGAAGCGGGAGCAGGAACGGCAGGACCGCGCCTGGAAACTTCTCTCAACCCTCTTAAAAAAGGGGAACTCGGATGTTTCAAGTTCCCAGGAGCGTGAATAGATGCAACTGAACTTCGACACGGCATTCGACCGGCTCATCGGTCACGAGGGCGGCTACAGCAACCATCCGGACGATCCTGGCGGCGAAACGATGTGGGGCGTCACGGTCGCGGTGGCGCGCGCCAGCGGATATGCCGGACCGATGCGCAGCATGCCGCGCGAGACCGCCAAAGCGATTTACCGTGCGCAGTATTGGGACAAGGTGAAGGCCGACAGCCTGCCGTTCGCGGTGGCGTTCCAGGTGTTTGACGCCGCGGTGAATCACGGCAACGGGCAGGCGGCCAAGTTCCTTCAGCGCGCGGCCGGCGTGGCGGACGACGGGATCATCGGGCCCAAGACGCTGGCGGCGATCACGGCGCGCGGTGCGGCGTCCATCCTGCTGCTGTTCAACGCGGAGCGCGAGCAGTTCTACACCGATCTGAAGACCTGGCCCAGTTTCGGCAAAGGCTGGTCGCGGCGCGTGGTCGCCAATCTGCGGTACGCCGCCGGGGACATCTGATGAACTTCGACTGGAAGGGCGCTCTGGGTAATGTAGCCCCAATGCTTGCCACAGCACTGCTCGGGCCGTTGGCTGGCGGTGCCGTCGCCGCGATTACCGAGGCGCTGGGCTTAGGGCCCGATGCATCAGACGCAGAAATCGCTAAGAAGCTGGCAACCGCCAGCCCTGACACGCTCCTGCAGATCAAGAAGGCCGAGCAGGATTTCGCCACCCGCATGGCGGAACTCGGCTTCAAGAGCGAGGCGGACCTTGAAAAGATCGCGGCAGACGACCGGGCCGACGCGCGGCACCGCGAGATTGAGCGCCAGGACTGGACGCCGCGAATCCTCGCCTACCTGGTGACCGCCGGATTCTTCGGCATGCTGTCGGTGATGGTGTTCGCCGCGATCCCGGCCGCCAGCAAGGAACCGCTGTACATCCTGCTCGGCTCGCTGGGCACGGCATGGACCAGCATCATTTCCTACTACTTCGGCAGCACTGCCGGCGGGCAGAAGAAGTCCGAGTTGCTGGCCAAGACGAAACCATAGTTTCAGGTCGTCTGGTAGTTGACTGCCTTGTGCGTGCGGGCTGACGCGGGCCAAGCCTCCATTTCAGCTATCGCCGTTTCGATCTGGCCGATATCCAGCCCCTTCAGCCGCTCTGGGTCGAACTCGTGCCACCGCAGCGCGGCCAGCCGGCGGCGGATCGACTCATCTTCGAACCGCCATTTGAAGTGTTTCGCCGGCGTTCCCACCACGATGGAATATGGCGCCACATCGCGGGTCACGACGGAGCCCGTTGCTACGACCGCGCCATCCCCGATTGTGACGCCGGACATGATGTAGGCGTTGTCACCAATCCACACGTCGTGACCAACAAGAACTCGAATGCGGCGAGCCGGGTCGGCGAACTTCAGGACAGGGGGATTGCTGTTCGTCTGAAAGAATGGGCTGGTGGAAAGGGCGCTCAAGTCATGCGCGCCCGATCCAAGTGTCACGTTGCGCCCGATGGAACAGTAGCGGCCGACGATCACAGAGCTTCGAACGAATCCGCTGTTCATGTACGACTGAAAGCCGAAGGCGGCGCCGGCGAGGACTTCGCACTTCCCGAGGGTCACACCCTGCTCAAACCTAAACTTTCTCGGCTCGTAACCGTCGAGGACGGTCAAACCCATGGCCGCAAATTTCTTGTTTTTCATCCCTTCCCTCGGTGACCCAACTATATGGCGGGTTCGATTCTAGCCTTTGGCGACCTGCACCCGCTCCGCCCGCTTTGCCACCCAGAACCAGTGGCTGAACTTGCCGCGCTTGGCCTTCTGCTTGCGGAAGAAGATGCGGACGCGGCCGGCGTGGCGGGCGTCGATTTCCACCGGGTATTCCCGGTCTTCGGCGGTCGCAGCGGGCGGGAGTGTCTTCAGCGCCTCGCCGACGTACTGCCCGGGGACCTGCTCCAGGATTCCGTTGTCGTTCATGCTCAGTCCAGTTTGTTGGCGATCTCTGTGGCGCTCTCGCGGTAGTAGATCATGAGGCTGCGCGGGTCGCGGTGCCCCACCATGCGCGCCAGCTCCAGCAGCTCCAGCTTCTTGGCCAGCCGGGTGATCGCCGTGGCGCGCGCGTCGTGGAAGGTGGGGCCGTCGACCTTGGCAAGCGCCTTCCCCTGACGGAAGTAGGCGTCGCGCAGCCCGGCGTTCACGGTGAAGACCTTCTCTTCGTCGATGCCGGCCATGGCTTCCAGCAGCTCCATCGCTCGCCGCGACAGCGGCACATCCCGGGCGTCGCCGTTCTTCGACTTGGGCAGATGGAGCATGCGCCGTTCCAGATGCACGTGCTGCCATTCCAGCGTCAGGATCTCGCCCGAGCGCATGGCCGTTTCCAGGGCCAGCAGGAACGCGACTGCCGTCTGCTCGCGTTTGTCCTTGGGAGTGCCGCCCTTATAGCCCAGCGCGGCCACGATGCGCTCGGCCTGGCCCTCCTGGAAGATCGTCTTGCGCGCCGGGTTGTCCTTCGGCTTGATGACGTCGGGCCAGGGGTCATGGTCCACGTACCGCCATTCGCCCAGCTTGGCCCTGGTCCAGATGGCGCGCAGCAAGCCGATCTCGCGCAGCACCGTGGCGCCCTGGACCTTGGCAAGGCGGCGATCCCGCCATGCCGCCAGATCAGCGGGTCCGATGTCCTGCATGACCATCTTGGCGACCTGATCCGTCTTCATGGCCGCGATCCGCGCCCTCTCCCACCTCTCGCCCGCCTTCTCCGGGCTCACCTCGTCGGCGTACCGCTGCATGACGTCGGCGAGCGTCCAGCGCGTGACCTTGCCCGCGCGCACGTTCGCCAGCTCCAGCTCGCGCCGGTTGGCCCAGTCCATGGCCTCTCGTTTGGTGGAAAAGGTCTTGCTTTCGCGGTGGCCGTTGCGGGCGACTTCGGCCCGCCACGAATCCCCGCGCTTTCTGAAAGTGGGCAT